ATTTGATAAGAGGTCGTGAGCGAAGCAGAAGTCACCGTGAGCTGCATCGCTCTCCCGGCAATCGAGTCGTGGAGAATTGTCCCACCCGAGGTTCGTACCGAAATGATCAACGAAGAAGAAGGAACTGCTGTCTCGTATTTGACCGCTGCCGTGATCACATAGGGGCGGTCGGGGTTGATCCTCCCCGGAGTTCCCAGCGTGCTGTTCGTGGCTTGGGTGATGTTCGGGTTGACAAGACCGTTCCCAATGAACTTGAGATTCTTTGTGCCACGATGCGGGTCTGTGTCATCATCGATCGTGGTCCCCGCACTCCCCGCAGCAATCGTCCACTTGTCTGGGGCATTCGATGTGAAGTGTTCGAATGATCCATTGTTCACAGCGTTGACGCCGGCTGCTCGCCCACCCGTGCCTTCGGGCCGTGTTGCAGTCAGACTCCCCTTCGTACCTGATCCCTTCGGCCATTCGTAACTCATGCGATTCGTGGCTCGAGCGCCATCGATCTGGAACAACTCATTCCCAGACTGAACAGACTGGCTTGTAGCGTCACGGATGCACTTCGCCCTGATCGTCTCGGTTTTGATTGAAGGCAAGTCCAGGGCTTGCGTGGTTGTCAAATACCCAAGCGTAGCCATGTCCGAAAGCAGGAGAATTCCATTCCCGGTGTTCGCACTTCCTGCGGTTCCTTTGTTGCTCGTCGGAAGCGTGACGTATCCCGAGGAAGGACGGTCAACGGTTTGAGATGCAGCGACGAGCCTACGAACAAGAGCATCAAGCGCTCTCGTTGTTGTCAACTCTTCGAGTGTCGCATCGTCATCGAACATGGTGATCAATGTTTTTCTTGCGTCTGACATCAGGTCGTGAACGATTGCGCCCGCTTGCTCTTGCCTGGCCTCGATCTTTGATGTCAGGTTCGCGCACTGATCTCGAGTTGCATCACTGTATTTCGCCATCACATCTTCAAACTCATCCCGCAAGGTTGTCCCTTGGAAAGTCCGAACGTGCCGGGCCATCATGAAGATGCGGCCAAGCCGGTGGAGAAGGACGCTGTAATCAACTGCCATGTGTTTCTTCCTTGTTCGATGGTGCGAGCTTGTTCAGTTTGGCTCGCCGCTTGCCGCATTGGCATCGGCGGCCTGTCTTCTTTTCTACTGCCTTGACAACGCGGTCAACCCCAAAAGTCGAAAGTGCGGCGTGAACCCTGTCGCCGGCTCCCCTCGGCGGCCCGGCGTATTGGTCGCACGATTCGCAATCACTTTCGGAAGGCTTGCCCCCGAACAGTCCCAAACCGCAAGATCCTCGAAAGTAGTGAATACAAGTCATGTTCAGTCCCAAGCAAGGTGTGTGAAGTTGGTAGTGGTGAGTGTGGCGTTTGCTGTCGTTCCCTGCGTGCGCCCATCTTGGGTTGTCGTTTGACTCGAGTATCTTGTCGAGAAAGACCCGTCCTTGTAACACGGTGCGTCAGATCCGCAAGGGTCGAACCCGTAATCACTCACGAAGTTGTCATGGGTCTCGGTTCCTGGTCCCAGTATGTTCGAGCCAGTGCATCCGCCATAGAGAAAACTTGTGTAAGCGCCCGCCCTAGCCGATCCGCCAGGAAAGAAACAAGTCCACGCACGGGTGTCATGATCAGCAATCAGTTCCCCCAACTCGCACGCGCCGCCTGGCGTCCGATTGATGAGCCAAATCATTCTTCTGGAAACCGACAGCGTTTCAACGCTAAAGTTTCCAAACGGATCATTATTATTCGAGTGGTGAACACAATCCGTCTGGGTGTTGAATGTTCCATAAATCAATTCAGAAACATGAAAGCCAAGAACAAACGCGCACCCCGTAATCTGTCCAAGATCCTCGTCGCACGGATTGAAGCCCGGCTCGTATTCATCTCCAAAGTCAACAATTTGAAGACTGGTGGTGACGGGGAACGTGCCTCCAGCTTCAGCGCGCCTCAGCAAGGTACACCCTTGGCAAACGCCACCGTTCCCCTCTGAACGCGGCCCATCAAAATTGCATTCGCAAACATTCGCGGCGCGAGCGATTACGTTTGAAACTGGAGGGTCGCCTGAATGCAAGTCCCATGTCACCGTGCCTGTGACGAGAAGGGTTTCGTGCAGGGTTGTGGTTTCAGAGAATGGGCGCGGAATCGTGCTGCAACCCCCGCCGTTGATATATGAAAATCTATTCCCCTGAGCGACCACCAACAAATTCACATTCACTGTCACAAGATTTGGGTTCGTGTCGCAGCATCCGGGAATGCCATCGCCGCCATCGCCGCCGCCATCGTCATCATCGTCTTTGCAACAACACGCAGCAGCGTAGGAAGTCATGGCTGAGATCCTTCCTCGTCTTCACACTCAACATCAAGACGAGGAAGGCCAGAGCGATATCTAAACTTCGATCCGTCGCTTCCTGTGGCTGTCTGGTATTCGACAATCGTTCCCTCTAGGAGAGGCCGGTCTGTCAACTCTGTTCCTTCTGGAACACTCGGATGGTTTGAGTTGTTCGGTCCAGCAGCGAAGTCGTAAAGGACGAACGGATATCCTTTCTTCAATGCTCCGGTCGTTCCACTTGCTTCGTCAACAATGAAACTCAAATCCCTGGCACTGCAAACGTAGACCCCGACTGCGTCCTCCTCGTCTCCCTCTTCGTTTCTCATAGGGAACGAGGCCAAACCCCCGGACGCATTCGTGATGACACAGAGTCCTCTTGTCGTGAAGTTCCCGAGCGGGAACAACACAAAGCATCTCTTCGCGTCTGACCTGCGGTAGGAAAACAACGCGGCAAAACCACCGCCAAAATTGTCATCCAAAGATATGGCGTATCCACGGCCTTCTTCGTTCGGGCCTGAACGAGGCGAACTGTCAGCAAGTACCTTGGCCCAATCCGAATCATCAGGAGATGCGATCGTGTTGGCGTTTAGGTCGTACTCTTCGCTATCGCCACGGACCAGAATCTGCTCCCAACTGTAGAGTTTCGCCTCTTCTTGATCTTCAGAAAAGCCTTCTTCTCCCTTGTCTCGCCTGTCTTCTTCCGACCACGGACTCGCTCTCACAAGCGTGACCTTGACATCGTCGATGCCTCCGGCCTGGCTAATCCCCGCAGACTCAATCAGCGGACGAAGAGCGTCTAGCCGGCGAAACGCTTCATTGATGGTCTGGTAGTCAAGCGGTCCAATTCCGCCCTTGTGAAAACGTGGAAGATCAGCCACTGTCACGCTCCTCTCTGATGCGGTGTGATTGACCATAGCAAGTCAAAACAATGCCACTCACAGCGGAAGCGTGAGTGGTCAACTTGTCCCCCGGCTCGAGATAGATCTTGATTTCTGCCATCGAAGACTTGCCAGATCCAACACTTTCCCCCTTGATGAGTGCGAAGTTGTCGGACGCTCCAGAATCACCAGACGGGATGTGATGAAGGTCAAACGTCCTTGTTGAAGAATCGATGTTCGCCCACATAATGAACTCGATTTCAATGCGTTCGTTTTTGGCTGCTTCAACGAGTGGATACTCCTCCGTCGTAAGCGTGCCGATGTGCCATCGTTTTTTCATGGCGACAGAATCCGATACTGGACGTTTACGTTTCCAGTGTTCGCACGACCAAATGGTGCAGCGGTTCCAATCCTTCCGATCGCGTACTCGCCAGCGAGCAACTTCATGAACGGGTGGAAGGTGCTGCTCACTTGAATTCCGATCTCAACATAGTTGGTGTCATCGAGATTCCGAAAGAAGTAGATCCCTCCATTTGTCACATCGGTGACGCCAAAGGCTTCGCCTTCTGCGGCTCCTCCCGAATGAGAGATGAGCTGGACTCCCCCGTCACCAAGCTCGCTTGCCAAGTCAATCGTGATAGAGCCAGGATTGAAGTTCTCAAGGAGGTTCCCCTTGCGAATGTTGATCTGCGCGTTGTAGTTGATTTCGCTTGCCATGAGTCCCTCAGAAGTTTACTGAGATCAAATTGAAGTCCGAAGTCCTGTCAAAGGGCTGGACAAAGAACACTGTTTCTGCTGTTCCCACAAGTTCCTCTGTCAACTTCGGGGTCATGTCTGGCGGCTCGATCAGAGGCTGCTGCTGGAGGTGCATGTATTCGTCTTCGACAAAAGAATGCGTGACCTGATAAACACTGACGCCGGTTCGACGAACAGACGCGCCTCGATAGAGAAGTGTCCCCGCAGGACTTCCAAAGAACGGGACCACGTTTCTTGTAAACCGAAAAGACCTGTAGGTGTCGAGGTTTGGCTCTGTGACGGTTTCTGTCACCGAGATTTCTTGAATGTTCCGCTGAAGGCTTGTCGGGTTCCCCGCCTGGTCTACCGGGAACCCCATAATGTCTTCGCCAGTCGGCGCTCCCAATGCTGGAATATCTGGGTCGGCTCGGTAGGCCAGGAAAAACTCCGCACGAATTTCTGCGCTCAGTTCAACATATGAAACTTCATTCGGAAGTTTTTCGGGAATTGGCTGGGAAGGGTAGTCAGGAAAGCCTCGGCTGATTACCTCGTAGGCCCATGTGAGTTTCCACAAGTCAGTGTGGCCTGATTCCTTTTGAATCGTAAAATCCTTGGCAACCAAGCCGGGGAAGTCAGGATGAGAATCTCCTTGTTGCGGAACCGTTTCAGTTCCCACCGTTGTGCCAAGAGCGGAAAAAAGGTCAGAGACGCTTGCATACCCGGAAGCATGGAAGACCCGGCTGCCGCTTCCGCGTCCTCCGCTCGTTTGGATTGAACGGGATTCCAAAGACTCAACGACGCTAGGCAAGGTCCACCTCCGAGGTTCCACCGTCTGCGGTGTTCTTTGCGATCTGTGCCAAGAGTTCCCGTGACTGCTGAGAGATCCGGTTCGCCAGTTTCGCCTCGTTCATTGCACCGACCGACGCGGCAGTTGCGAACGATCCGCCTGCCGTTCCAAAAGAACTGACGGCCCCGGAGGCAATACCCATTGCCTTCTCTCTGGCTTTTTGAAGTTCTTCTTCTGCGCCTTTCTGTTCTTCAGCAAGTCTCTTCTGGTCTTCTTGCAGTCGAAGCTGGTCCTCAAGAGCGTGAGACTCTTCCGTCAACGCTCGGAGTTTGTCGTGGTGTTCGGTAAGTTCATCAGCCAAAAGGTTCCGGTTGTCTTTCCTAGCCTCTTGAATCCGCCGCTCGAACGAAAGGCTCAACTCATACAGTTCCATCTGACGCTCGAACTTCTTGAGCCTGTCATCGTCTCCCGTCATTGTGAGTCTGATGTTTTTCGCTCGAGCAGATCGAAGGCTGTCCTCTTGTTCCGTGCGATGGTCGCCGATCATCCTCGCCCCAGCAGATGCGTCTGCAACCATTTGTCGAGTGTCTTCAGCAAGTTGCTTGGAGTATTGAAGCGTGCGCTCTCGCTCCACGTTTTCCTGCCGAATGATTTCGTTGAGGACTTCCTGCTGCTTTGCCCGTTGCCTTGATTTTTTCAAAGCCTCGTCTTGCAACTTCGCCCTTTTCATCTGCTCGCCTTGGAAATCGCTGGCCCCGAAAAAGTTGCCAACCATATCCATCCCTTGGCCTAAGACTGGAATGTTCCGCATAGTTTCCTGCAAGGATTCAACAATCTTCCAGCCCATTCCCACCCCGGTCTCGTCAGCGCCCTCTACCATCCTCTTGTTGATGGCTGCCATAACTTTGTCAACCGCAGTCACCGCCAGGCCAATCGAAGCGGCTGCCGCAATTTGCCCAGCAAAAGCCTTCATGCCTTGCGAGGCCATGCCACCGGCCTTGTCCTTGAGCGCTTTGCCCGTGGTGTCCATCGACATCCGCATCTTCTCATTCGCAGCGCGAACCTCAGCGTTTGTCTTGTCGATCATCTGTTTGTGTTGACGCGCAACAGTGTCAGTGGTCTTCTTGATTCTTTCTTCTACTTCAGCAAGAGCCTTCTTGAATTGATCAAGATGAGCAAGGACTTCCACGACGATTTGCAGTTGTTCATCTGCCATGTGCTTGTCTCATTTGAGCTTCAACGTGTGACCTGTGGTCGTGGCTTGCCTCGCTTGGTGAACCGTTCTCTGACTCAAGTATCTTCGGGACCATCTGTAGATACCTGTTGAACTCGTCGATGGGAAGAAGAAGAGGGTTCCCGAGTCCTGGCAAAAGCCTGGCACACCAGGCCGCCTCCTCCATCAAGTCCCTTCCACCCCCGGAGCCTTTTGGTTTCCCTCGGCGCTCTTTTTCGAAGACAGTTCTTCCCAATCGACCCCAAGGGTTCCCATTGCAATCTCGATCAATCGCTCAACTGGAAAATCTTGGAACTCGTCGGGGAATCCGTCGCACGCTTTTTCGATGACTGCTTTGGCCCCGCTTGCGGTCAGCGCCCACTTCACCACGTTGAAGGTGTGGCCTTTTGTCTCTCGGTGTTCTCGAAGCGTTTCAAGTTTTGTCGGCTCTGAAGCGTTGGAGTCCTCAAGGTCTTCAATCAATTCCTTTCGGCTCCGCTCCCATAGAACCGAAGAGATTTCGATGACACTTGCAACAGTGAGACAGGGGACGCTGATGACCGTCCCCTGAACTTCGATCGGATTTGCTGGCATTGCTTCCTATCCTTTCTGTATCATTCCATACGGAGCAACTTCGCCGCTCTTTGCGACCCGCTCCGCTTCAATCGACTTCAACACTGATCGGTCCAAGATTTTTGCGTGCGTCAGTGCGCGTTCTACCGCGTCGGCCTCGTCGATGGTTGCCGGTGAAACACGAACAACTCGAGTGTTCCCATCCTCAAAAACAAGCCGAACCCTCCAGTCCTGCATGGTCGGAACAAGAAGGCCCGACCTAATCAGATCATCTCTGCCTTTGATCATGATTCATCCCAGCTCACGGTTGGAGCGGTTGCTTGGTTCATCTCAAAATTGAACGTCACCGTACTGGCTCCATCCTGAGCAACACCAAACGAAAACGAACTGAACACCGCCGCAAAAGCAATCGAAGAACTTGCCGAAGTGTAGAGTTGAATCGACGCACCGGCCCGGTCGTTCAAGGCTGTTCCGGTGTGCTTGATTGGTGCGAGGCTTCCGTCAGAATCAGAGTCTGATCCGTTGTCGTATATCGGGAAACCGCCGGCAGAGCCGGTGATATCCAACACGCTTGATGCCCTGCGGTTGTGGCAACCACTGGAAGCGTTGAATGCTGTGATGACTTGCGTGCTTCGACTAAGTTGCGCGCTCCAGGTGTTCAGGGCAGCGTTGAACCCCGTCCCCATTGTTGCGTTTCCATCTGATCCAACTGCGACTGCCATGAGAAATCTCCTAGATGATCAGGCTTCGTACCAAGTGAACACCGGAGCGTTCGCGTCAGCAAGTTCAAAATTGAACGAGATTGTTGCATCGCCGTCTTGCGTCGATCCGATTGCGATCGAACTGAAGACAGCGTCAAACTCTAGGGAACACTCCGCTGCGTTCCCATCTACCGAGTTCCACAAAAGCATCACACTCCCGCCATCCGGGCCATCTGCTCCCGCAAACTTTGTGAGAGGGTCGGTGCTACCAGTGTCGTAGTTGGGGAAGCCGCCGGCGGAGCCAGTGATGTCGAAAAGTGCCGAGGCCACTCGAGTGGTTCCGACCTGGCTGAACCCTGTCACGGCGGTCGTTGCTCTGGTAATCGAGCAGGACCACGTATTGAGCGTCCCCACATACCCAGTCGGCAGGGTCACCTTTCCGTCCGATCCGATTGCTACTGTGCTTCCCATTTCGTTTTCCCATCAAGAGTTCGAGGTTGCTGTGATTTCGAAAGTGGACTCAATCTGAATCAGCTCGTCATCCACGCTGGGAGTCCCTCGCGTTAGATTTCGAACGAAGCCCCGGTCATGATCTGCCACCGTCAGATCCACCTCGTCGAGGTGATTGAAAAGTAGCTTCTCGATATCAACTATCGAATCAGGGCCAGATTCCGCCTTTGCAAATACACCCACCGCGATGCTGCCGCGTTGCTGGACTCTGCCCCCAAAAAACCGCGTGGTCTGCACGTTTTCTAGGTTGTAAATGCACAGCGGAAAAGTGGCGTTTGCTGGACCCTCGACGGCATAGATGCGGCCCCCGACCGCATCATAAAAATCGTTATAGTCCGGAGTGCCACCACCATCGTTCGAGGTAAGCCTTCCAAAGACCGCTTTCATCAGTTCGACAGTCACAGGAGTTTCTCCAATTTGCCGGGCCTGGCTCTTTTCTTGAAGGCTGAAACGAACCTCTTCAAGTGAATCGGAATCCGCTTCTTTGTCTTTTTCACCTGCCTAGAAACGAACGGGCGAGGCTTCAAAACGCCGGGCTTGGTCTTCTTGTATTTGCTG